CAAGCTATCGCTACTGGCGCTTTGTGATCAACGACCCAACAAATAGCGACGGTTACTTGCAGATCGGAACTATTATTTTTGGGTCGGCTATCATATTCAATGGCGAATGTATAGTGGATCAAGTGCAAAAAAGGAAAATTCACTTCTCTGATAAGGTGCGAACAGAAGGTTTCACCAACGTATCCAATGACCGGGCATTGAAAAAGGCTGTAAGTTTTAGCTTCAAATATCTGAACTACAACCTTGAGAATTACTCTAACCTGTCGGATGTGGTCGATCTTGTAAGGACTTCGCTCAAGGCTCTATGGATTCCTGATCCACGGTTCGCCTCACGGTTCGCGGTATTCGGCAAGCTGTCTGAGCTGCCAGTTGAGAATCACCTGGTGCTGGGCGCGGACAACGACTATATTGACATGGATATAACCGTCGATGAGAGTTTATAATGTCAGGAGTTGATCGAAGAAAATATTTAACCTCAACGGTTCTGGATCAAGCCCTTCTCGATTGGTGCCACGACAATCTTGAGAATAGGCTTGAGCTGATCGTTGATATTGAGACACCAGGGATCGACGTAATTCACGCTTCCGATAGAAACAAATATGTCGGAAGCGTGTTCTATGAGGCTCTATTAAACTTCCCAGTCATCACCCGAACCGTTGGGGAATGGCTGGCACCTGACGTTCAATTTTCCAATTTAACATTGGAGCTAAGCAATGCCGATGGACGTTTTAATAAGTATCTGGCAGGCGGTGCTGATTATAACGCTTTTCTGGGGAGAACCGTTGACGTATACCTTGGCCTCGCTGAGCAAGCTCCAACATACCGAAGAATTTTCAGTGGAAAAATAACCGATATAGGCGGCGTATCGCGCTCGACTTTCTCGGTTACTTTCATTGCGCGCGACCTCTATCAAGACTTGTCGGTTTCCTTTCCCAATGCAGCCTTTACGGTTACCTCTTACCCCTTCATTGACGATACGGTTGCAGGTAAATTGGTGCCCGTGATTTACGGCGACTGGACGGTTAGTCTTGATCCTGATTCAGCTGTTATCCCGTCCTATATCGTTAACGGTTTAGACCCTAACGTACAAGGCGGCCTCCGAAATAATTTGAAGCTGGTCATTTCTATAAACGATCTGACCAGCTTCGATACCTCAAACGTCTATTTTTTCAAGTCAGATGTATACTACTTGGTGACTCCTGCGGATATTGTGAACGTCGGAGCTGGCAATAAATCATTCGAGATCAAGCAAAATTCAGGAACCTGGGTCGATGACAACGGCACTCCAACCGTTTATTTATATGAGCCAGGGGACATTTTTCTTGTTCGAGTCGTTGGCAAAAATCTATCCGGCTATTCAGACAATATAGTCTGGCAGGCAAGGGATCTGCTCTTGACCTATAGCAGCTTGGTTTCTGGCGACTTCGATGCGAACTGGGCAACCTATAGAAGCAAGGCAACCCCAGCGCAATCGGCTATCGTAAATATCAAATCTCGAATATGGGAAAACGAAGCAAAGCCACTCATCACTTATGTTTTAAGCCTTTTAGAACAAGTACGGTTAGAGGCTTTTCTCGATCGGGATTTAAAATTCAAGCTAAACTCTCTTCACTTCGAGGATTGGGTAGCAGCTCCGACCTTTGAAATAAAAAATTGGGACGTGGCCGAGAAGACTTTGATACCACGGTTAGACGACAAAAATATTTTCAACCGTGCTAGAGGTGCCTTCGATTATCACCCGAACCGCAACGAGAATGCTAAAACCACTCCCGTTCAGAAAAATGTAGCTTCCGTTACTCAGATAGGCCGCGAGATATCGAAGCTGATCTCTTTTCCCAATATGTATATCGAGGCCGATGTCAAATACCAAGTCATAGAAATCGTAAGGCTTGCAAGCTCTCTCTTTGAAACGGTAGAATGTCAGCTGACTTGGCGATCAATGCTTAAAGATATTGGCGACTTCATACTGGTCGATGTGGATATTGGTTCGACAATATTAAGCTCTGTTCCAATGATGATCCGTGATTTAGGTTATGATCCGTCAGGGCTTAAAATTCCGGTTCGGCTTTGGTCGCTTCAACTTGTACCTTTTCCTGGCTATACTCCTGCATATAGCGGGACTGTAGGCGGATATAATGCAACGATCACTCAAGAATGAAAGAGGGAACCCATGTCAGTAACTTTAACCGTTTCGGAAACGATCACAGGCGCAAACGCATCAGATACACTTGCAGGCGGTTCAACCGGCCTTGACCTTGGCCAGACCACGAACGGCCAATTCAGCCCGCTCACTTTGCAATCCGCGAATACCGGCCATCAGGACCTCTTTCTCCGCAGCGATTCCGTTGTTGATCCGATCACAGATGTCAAATTCTATCTCGCGCAATATTCTGGCGTTTACGGCGGCGCTAACACAGCTGCCGGGGATTTTACAACGGTTGGAAACTATGGTGCTGCCGATACCGGAACGACCGCCAATAACGGTGATGGACTATCTCGTGGAAGCCATATTGACATGAGTTGGGATGTTTCCGTTGCTTCTCAGTTCGGGTATTCGCGGGAAGCGAGCGGCCAGAAGAGAATTTTCGGCAAGTCCTATTCAGGCAATACCGGCCTCTCTCTCGCGCTTGCCTTTGATCTGCATGTCGATGCCTGCTCGTATTGGAACGGAGCGACTGAGGTCGATGCTTCGGCACCAGTCACGGGCAAGATTGGCAAGAGTACTGATACTGTTCTTGGGAACCGTGGTCATATACGAAACCGTTTCTATCTCCACACTGGTGAAACAAACGGCGGAATCCTTCAATATGACACAGTTGTATCATTTGCATACACAGCGTGAGAGTCCATGGATAATTCAAACTATGTTACGACGAACTTTGCAAACCGCTGGCTATTCCGCTGGCGGTTTGATTTCTTTTCCAATAAGGCACCTCGGATAGGCGGTTGGTTTCCAGCCACACGGTTAGAGGACATGGCTTCAACCGTGAATAAGGATGGGCTTGCTTGGGCAATGATCGAGGGGAAGCACTTTATAACGAAGGAAGTGAAGGTTTTCGTGCAATGCCACGGTGAGGATTTCATCAACTTTCAGCACTTGGCTCTCTATATTTCGAGCGGTGGCCGGGCTACTCAAAGAACCTTCGGAATGCGGCTAGAGCATCGTTATGGTATTTTAAATTGCTATGAAACTGGAACAATCGAAGAGGGTACACGTGGAGGAACTGATCAATATCCTGAATGGACGAGGGTTTGAGATTCAAATCGTTGACGATCCAGAGGAAATAACCGAAGACGGTTACTATCACATTGAAGGCGAGGGCATGGTCATCGGCCACTGGTCGATGGCAGCTGCGAATTATATGAAGGTCGCAAACGATCACGGTTTCTATCGTGACGGTTTCCGCGAGTTTACAGATTTCGAAGATGCCGATGCGATCGCAGAATTTTTAACCGTATGGAACAAATGGTTTTCAAATAAAGGATAACGTGCATGGCAATTATCAGTCGTCGGCAGTATGACCACCCAGCTCTGGCAACCGCAGGCGGCTCAGCACTGCACGCCTCAATCACAAACCTCTATACGGTTCTCGGCGATGACTCGATGTCTCGCTATAAGACGTTCACAGCCGTGGCTAATAGCTCGGTTGGAGTTATCGCGCATGAGTTTGGCCTCGACTTTGCGAACCTCAAGGTTCAAATTTTCACCGGAACATACCCTGCTCTGACTCTAGTTTCTGATCCGGTTGGATCGGGCTGGACTGTGGCAGCTACTTCTGGGCTCGCATCGAGGTCGATTGATGTAACCGCACCGGCCTCTGGCGGACCTCATACTTATGCGGTTGTCGTGACCCATGAGTCGAGCGGTTCGCAGTATATCCCTGGCCTTGTAAGCATCGGCACGCAGAGCTTTGCGGGCGCGAAGACTTTCCTTACTTCTACAAGTACGCCAATTAGCGCAGTAACTAACTATTCCCTTTATTCAGAAGTATCAGCTCCTGCAACACCGTTATCAGGGGTCGCAATCTACGCTAAGACCGATAAGAAAATGTATCGCAAAGGAACAGACGGGGTCGAGGCCGAGATCGGCTCTGGCTCTGCTTCGGGCTTCATCAACTATATCCTGAATGCCGACCTTGAGGCAGGGAACACGACCGGATGGGCTACCTATAAAGATGCTGCTGCTTCGACTCCTGTCGATGGAACGGGCGGTTCACCGACCACGTTAACCGTGACTGCAAATGGAACCACGCCATTGCGCGGAAACTTCGATTTGAAGATTGCAAAGACTGGTGTGAACAGCCAGGGCGAAGGATTTTCTTATGATTTTACGATCAAGTCTCCTGACATTTCTAAGAAGCTGCAAGTCTCATTCGATCTGAACACCAATGATGCGAACTATAGTTCTGGTGATGTCGTCATTTATATTTACGACGTGACTAACTCGACTTTGATCACTCCAAGCGTTACCGCGATTCCTAAGATCGGAGCTTCGACTTACTCGCTCACATTCGACACGACGACGAGCCTAAGCTACCGGCTTATTTTCCACTGGGCAACGGTGAACGCGACAGCATCCAATATCTATTTTGAAAACTTTTTTGTTGGACCTGGAAGTTTGGTCCAGGGTGCTGCTGTAGGTATATTCCGAACTTATACACCAGTGGCAGGTACTGACATTTTAGGGTCAGCCTCCAATCCTACATTTGGCACGGTACTTAGCAACCAAGTAACAATATGGCGAAACGGTTCTAATGCCACTATCCGTTGGGATTACTATCACTCTGTTGCAGGCTCTCTCGGCTCTGGTCGATATCAATTTAAAATGCCTTCAGACTTAACCATTGACATGACACTAATCACCGCTCAGTCCCCATCTCTTGGGATTGGTAACGGTGCTGTAGGGACTTTTACAGCGACAGATAACACTAATGAGGCTATCTATTCTGCACAAGTAGCAAGCTCTACAATAATAGAATTTAGAGGCGGCGCAGGCATAGGGTCTTGGGCTTCAACCGATGTAATTACTTTCGCAGATACTCTTTTAAGACTTAGTTTTATCGTAACAGTCCCCATTGCTCAGTGGGCTGGCAACGGCACAGCAAACCTCGGCATCAACCCGATCCAATATCTAGGCAACTCAAACACATCAACATCGGTCAACGATACTTCTGCATTCACGTTTGGACCAGCAGGAAACTCGATTGTCGCGGTTTCATCAACAGGCGTCTGGGTTAAAAAGCGCGTGCAGCTTCTGCAAGGAAATTGGTCTGCAAGCGGTGGTACTCCGATCGTCAAGGTCAGCGCCGATGGACTGCTCTGGCTGAACGCGCAAGACGTTTTTCCTCCTTTAAAATCGGCTGGCCTATTTTACGGTATCGACATTCAAGTCTCAGGCGTTAATACGGTTGACGTGGCCTTTGGAGGCGATGGCGCGAGCACAGGCGCTGCTTGGTCAACGGTTACGTCTTACAAGTGGAGGGTTGATGTAGCGGTTCCAGGGCAGGCTGTTGGCTTTGGAATAGCTAGCACGACTGCTAGCGGTTTGATACCGAGCGGGGTTTATAATAATACCACGCAGGCTTGGACGTTGGGTGGAAGTGGTAGCACACAAACTCAAATTATTTATGGTAATGTCTTAGATGTTGTTTCTGCTGCTGGAGCTTCAGGTGTAATAAAACTCAGCCGAGGCACTTCTGGAACTACATATGGTAGGATTGGTCACGCAGTTTCTGCAAACAATCTTATTTCAGGTGGTACAACTAATGACATGTGTATCATTGCCAACTCAGGGATAGCATTTACTGCCGACGACGGCACAACACAACACGGTAGACTAAGCACGGCAGGCGCTTGGACGTTGGGTGCTGTGGGTAGTTTAACTTTAGCAGGCACTACTAAAGCAACAACAAACCCTATGTTAAACCTTGCCCAGCCACAAGGTAACTCAATTTGGTTTGGTCACAGCAACACAAATTACAATGGTATTTTAGGAGGCTACTCTGGTGATGGGGATGCCTTTATAGGCGGCTATTTCTACCACAGCAGCACCGCTAACGTACTTAAATACTCATCGAGTTCTACTGTCCCTACCATGCTAAGATTTCTTGGAGCAGGTGGAGCATCCTTCTTTACTGGGCCTGGCGGAACCCTTGACAACACATGGACACCTACCAATGTTGGTGGATTTACCTCAGCAGGCGCTTGGACGTTGGGTGGAACGGGACTAACCGCTAGTCATATAATTAAGTCAGGAGCGGCAACTAATTCCCCTACCTTGGACATTATTAGTTTAGTCACAGGTGCTAACCCGAGCATTAGATTAAATCCAAACGTTGTGGGTGATTGGGGGGAGTTTCTTTACGGCGGTACTGCGGGATACAGATTTAAGAATAGTTCAAACACGGTGATTGGTGAATTGACTCACGCAGGCGCTTGCACGTTTGGGCCTAATACATCAACCGGAGCTGCACTAAAGGTTATGACTACAACACAAAATAATCGTGTCTGTGTATTTGGTAGAGATAATAGTGCGACTGTTATTTCCGTAGCTGCATCCGGGACTGCAACTTTTAGGGTTGCTGATGAAAGTAATCATGCCGGACTAGTGCTTATAATGGATTCTACCAGTGCGGAGGCAGCGATATGCTTAGTAGGTTTTGGTGCTTTTGTTTCAATTATTAGTCAGACTGGATCTAAATTTGTTACAGGCGCACCAACTGCCTCACAAATACGGGTACAATATGCAAACACTAACTCTGAAATAACTATAACAAATGGATCAAGTTTGACCGCAACCTATAAAATCACTGTTATGGGTGTCGGTATATAATGGGAATTTAACTACTAAAAAAAAGAGTTAGATAATATGAATCAATCAAACTGAAAGGAATTAAAATATGTCACTAGATCTAATAGCAGCTTCCGCGACGTTTCCTGGGCTTGCAACGGCTGGAACGCAAACGATGGGAGGTGATAAGACCTTCACGGGTTCAACTCAGTTTTTACGTGCGAGCGCAACGGCTTATTCTGCTACTACGTTCCCGCCAAATCCGGGAACGACTTACGTAAACAGTACAAACAGCGGAACTGTTTCGCAGGTTTTCGTGGTTAGAGATGTTAGCACAGTAGCGCAGTATATGTCTTTTACTACGTATTCACCTGCCAATGCTCAAGTCGATTTTGTGATGCAATCGACATTGTCTGGAACTACGAAAGAGATTTTGAGGGCTACTGGTGCGGGTGCTTGGACGTTTGGGCCTGCTTCCTCCGTTAATCAGAATTTGATTGTCAATGGAACCATGGCAGTCAACCATAACTCTACGGATGGCGCTCCTGCCATTGCCTCTTATGGTACAACTGCAACCTCTACCTCTAGGGTGTATTTAGGTGGTAGTGGCACTGCAAGCTCAATGCAATTTATCGCTGTTGGTGGATCTACTGATACCAATGCTAAATATATGGAAATATCATCGAATTCGACTTTGATTGCAAGATTCTATGCTAACTCTCAGTTAGGAATGAATGATCCAGGTGTTGCTACACCGGCCTATTCTTTCTTTAACGATCTAGATACAGGCATGTATCGAAATACAACTAACAGTTTAGGATTTTCTACAGGCGGAACTAGTGCCGGTACTATCTCCTCCGCAGGCGCTTGGTTTTTTGGAAACCCTTCTGCCGCAGCCCAGGGCATAACCCTGCAAGGCAACGACGCCGGATATACTGCTTCTGCGCTGAAGTATTATCAGGAAGGTTCGTTCACACCAACTTTCACTTTTTCAACTCCTGGAAGCAGTAGTTCTACAGCTCAAGGATATTATGTTCGTATAGGAAGGTTAGTGCAGTTTCAAGCATTTATTCAGGCAATAGTTACGACAGGAGCATCGGGTGGGGCTACATTGACTTTGCCGTTTGCTGGCCTAAACGCGGGTAATTGCTATGTGACTTGTGTTTTTGGATTGACAAATAGTATTACTGTTTTAGATAAGGGACTTGCTAACCCGAATACTTCAGTTATGACCCTCTTAAGAAGTGATGGAGTTACAGCCATTGTAGCAGCCGATTTTGGTGGCTCTGCATATTTTGCAGTGACTGTTACCTATATGATTAACTAGTTTGATTTTTGTCCCCACAACGCCTATCATCAGATAGGCTTTATTTTTTATTGGAGTATACGAATGCAAGTAGAAATGAGCACTTTATTGAATCCAGGATTCCAGGCTTCGCTAAGCAAACTGCGCTCGCATCCAAACATCAAAGCATCGGTTAGCTGGAAACTTCTACCAGTGAATAAGAAGATCGAGGAAGCATATAAAGACTTCGACAAGGTTCGCCGTGAGCTCTGCGAGAAATACGCAGCTAAGGATGAAGCTGGGGAATTTATTCTTATCGCGGCAGGTGAAGACAAAGAGGCGAAGCAGTTTGTTTTCGACGTGGACAATGACAAGCTGTTTAAGGAAGAGTTTAAGGCTCTCGGCGATGCAAAGCTAGAGCTGCCTGAACCGGCTGTAAAGGTGTCTGACCTTGGCGGGATCACTATCACGGTTGACGATCTGATGCAACTTGTTGGGCCTGTGCTGCTAGATTCTTAGTCCTTTTTCCGGTATTTTCTGTTCAGATATAAACCGTAAAAAATGTCTATCACGGTTGCTATGACCAACATAGCAGCCGTGAACGCTGCAAAGTAAAAAACCACAAGCTGAGATCCGCAAAGTCCAAACATTTCTTTTATCCTTTCTCCAATTTCGCTATTTCCACCTGCTGTTCTATGACTATAGACGATAATTGATCGCACATTTTCCTTAGCTTCCGAACCTCTTCGACTAAGTCTGGTGCTATATTCCGAAGCAGAGTCAAGTAAATAGCGTCCGGTTCGCTGTTCCATGGAGTTTCTTTAAAGCCAGTTCTTGACCACCAGGCATCCCTGTATCCTGGCTTCTTTTTCATATTAGTGATCCAAGGTCGCGGGGTTGCCTTCGCTTCAAGCTCGTCATGCAGTGCTAGCAGTTGGTCTGTGATCATTTGCACCTCACTTTGCTATAGCCAATTGTAACAGGTGCTATGCTATAATGTCTTTATTTAGGAGAACGTGTATGAAACATCTTTTACTTGCTCTAGCTCTCTTCATGGCAGCTGCTCCAATGGCTGAAGCCCTTCCGTTTGGACCACGCGCAGGACTCGCTCAGGGCGGCGGACCACGCGCTCGCATCCAAGCGATTCGCGAACGCATCCAAGCTCGTCGCGCTGCTCGTCAAGCTCGTCGTGATGCAGCCGCAGCCGCAGCCGCAGCTGCTCCAGCCGCAGCCGCTCAGTGATTTTGTATCTGATAATTTTCGTGGTCTTTTACCTAGTATTTCGTAAACGGTGAAAATAATGCGAATACTTTTTGCTCTAATTTTTCTAGTTGGTTGCGGAGGAAAAGAAACCGTTTTCGTTCCGGTTGCTACCCAGCAACCGGAACCGCAAAGCAACTATCCACAGGAACCGTTTCCGCCTGAACCTGCTCCGTTGCCGGAGGATGAAGGTCAGGATCTTTACTTGGCAAAATGCTCTCCGTGTCACGGGAAGAACCCAGACATCGTCGGAGCCGATGCGGTTCAGATCAAAGAAGCTCTTAGAACCGTTCGCCAGATGTTCAATGTGAAGGCATCAAGTGCCGAGCAACAGAAAATAGGAATTTTTCTTACTGATCTAGCGCGAGGAAATGGTCAAACAAATCCAGGTGAAGGAGAAGACGATGACGATGGGGATCGAGAATAGCTCTGATGTGATCAAATTTATTTCTGAATTGGCAAAAACATTCAAAGAAGCCAATGAAGACGGTTCAATCAACTTGATGGATGCGCTTAAAGCGATGCACATATTGCCTGCCATGGCAGCTGCAATCAAAGGCGCTGACGAGATCAAAGCTGAACTAATGGATCTGAACGGCGAGGAAAAAGAGCTGCTTTTAATCGGCTTAAAACAAGCCATATACGACCTCGTTGAGGCATTTAAATGAAATCAATCTGGGAAGCTGCGGACAAATACTGGAACATTGACCGACTTGGGACAAAGTTTTGGCCTGCGCTTCCCACAGGCATAACGATCCACTATACAGCAGATGGCGACTTGGATCGCGTCAAGCGCGAGATGGAAACAAAGGGCGTCGGCTATCACTTCATCATTGACCGTGACGGTTCATTGCACCAAACCGCGAATTTATTGAAGGCGGTTAACCATGCCGGAAAAGCAATATGGAATGGGCAGTCACCTAACCGTACTCACATCGCAATCGCATTCGTAAGCTGGGGTTTGCTCAATTCCGATTCATTGGCCTGGAATGGTAGCAAGGCGGTGGGTGTGAAACGGCGAGGGCATTTGTGGGACGCCGCGACTCCGGAGCAGGAGGAGCGGCTTTCCACGCTTGTCAGACAATTGATGCGAGAGTTTGCTATCAGCGCGGCAAATATCTGCGGGCATGATGAGTGTGCTATACCACAAGGACGCAAGGTAGATCCTGGAGGATCGCTGCTTTTAAGTATGAGCGACTTCAGAAAGGCGATCGCTTTATGACTGGACTTGTATGGCTTATACTGAGACAAATAGGACCAGCAATAATTATAAGAGGCGTCAAATATGTCTACTCGGCGGTCACCAAAAAATCCGGAAAAGAACCGTTGTGAAAAAATATTTGTTCGGATGAACAACGACGAACTGAACCATGTAAGATCAAACGCAGATAAATTTTCAGGTGGAAACGTAAGCAAATGGATGCGCGACCGCGCATCTCGTGCGATGCTGGATATCTCAATTAAAATGCAGGACGAACTAGATGAGGTCAACGGTGCTAAATAGATTGATAATTGCGGTTATTTTACTGGTTTCTGATCTTGCTTTTTCCGCAGGAACCGTTGTCTTTGAAGGAGTGGGAAGCCCTGGTTTTCTAACCATTGAAGGAAAGGGTGGAAAAATCAAGGGCGATTTAACCGTAAAGGGCGACAAGTCCTCTGGAATTTTCGAGGTAGACCTCAAAAATTTCGATACCGGGATCGCGCTTCGCAATGACCATATGAAGAAAAAGTATCTTGAAGTCGATACCTATCCGACTGCTAAGCTGAACCTGTTCCCTGTGATCATTCCTAAAGATGGAAAATTCATGTGGGCTGGTGATCTGACTCTTCATGGAGTCACTAAGAAAATCGAAGGCAGTGCGGAAGTATTGAACAAAGTAATTGATGTTACCTTTTCTTTAAAAATGTCTGATTTTAAGATCAAGAAGGCCATCTATCTTGGAGTCGGACTGGATGACAAAATTTCTATTACTGCTAGCCTCGATTTACCTTAGCCCGATAGCGGCTGCATTCCCCTCTAACATACGGTTCGGCTACAACTCTTGCTCTGCTTGCCATGTGGATGTTACGGGCGGCGGCCTGCTGACTCCATATGGCCGCATGGCGAGCGGTGAGATCATGTCAACTTGGGGTGGAAAGACAGAAGCCGGACTTCTAAACGGTTTGCTCTCGACCTCCGATGCGCTCGATCTGGGCGGCGACTTCCAGCATGTCTCGATTTCTACGAAGGACTACGAGCGAGCCTTTATCATGCAAAGGGAATTGCAGGTAGGCGTAAATTATAAGAGGCGGTTTTTCTTAACGGTTAGTTCAGGGCTTTACGGTGAAGAGCCGAAGGAAACCGAGATAAGAAAAGCCTACGTGCAGGTCAATGCCTTCGACAACTGGACGCTAAAGTTAGGAAGATTTTTTCCTGCGTTTGGCATTATGAGTAATGAGCACCTTTATATCTATCGAAGCCGATACTTCAACCAGGGAACCGAAACATATAACGCCGAGCTTATGTATCGAGGCCGATACTTCGAGCTAGTCGCCGCCAAAGTATTCGGCAAACCGAATGATTTCGTAAACGGTCAGCTGATCGGAAAGGAAGGTTTCTCTGGTCGCGCGAGCTGGCTGCCGATGAAAACTGTGAACGTCGGCCTATCCTATTATATACTCATAGACCCTTATGCTCAGATCGAGCAGACAGCTGCGGCTCATGCGCTTTGGGCTATCTCAAAACAATTTTGGGTAGAATCGCAAATAGGAATTGAGGACGCTTATTTTCGTTTAGGTGTTGCACCAGCAAATGGGCTATTACTAAGGCCAACCGTGGAATATATTTACGGTTCAATCGAACCTCCGAAGACAGAGCTTAATATTCAGTGGCTGCCTAGACCTCATCTTGACTTTCAGTTGACTTGTTCCAAAAAGACTTGGATTTTCTTATCACATTATTATTTGTGACCAATCTTATATTTTTATCGGTAAATGCAAGTCCATCTTCCATGATCTTTATATGGATTGCCAAATCTTCGACGGTTAAATTTCCTTGCATCCATGGTAGAATCGTCAGGATATAAATTTCTGTGCCCTTCCACAGTTCCAATTTCTTTATAAACTCGCTTCCTTCGATTTCTATTCCGCGCGAGTACCAGTTCTCAAAAAATTTCACGCGATAGACTTCGGGCGCAATTCCGTAAACACCGAAATGCTGATTGATTACTACATGGTTGATTAATTTTTTCTTGAACACACTTCCTCCGATGACTGAGAGGTTCCGAAGAACCACCCTAAATAGGAGTACACTCTTCTCGGAGACTACTCATTATAGCGTATCTCTGGTACAATTTAAACCAAAGAGGTGAGCCATGCGATTTCTAGCTCTGATCCTTATTTTTTTAGTGGGTTGCTCTTCTCCTAAGAGAGCACCAGACACGACTAGCGGCCAAAAACCGGCAGGCGTTCCCGATCGGCTGCCCGATCAAGATCGGCCTCCAATCAAGGACTCAATTCCTGGCTTTGTGCGGTTCGATCAGCAAGAAGAAGTTATGCTCGAAGCTCTTAATGGGCTCTCTGAATTTGACCGTTTGCAGACACGGTTCATCATGTGCTCGGATCAGTTCAATGCTGATGGAATTGATGCGGTTAAAGGATGCAAGGACGGTGTAACGAAGGCTTTGAATTCTATTAGCCAAGAAATTAGCCTTGATGAACCCAAAGCAATCGGACCAGCAAGCTCGATCATGCAGGTCAACCTTAAGGATTTCGGCCTGACTCCCTCCAAGTGGAGGTTGATCGAGGCCGCAGATCCATTTAAATTCACGAGCGAAACCGTTCGAGGAAAGACCCTTCAATTCTTGACTCAAACGGTTCGGCCTTTTATCAACGGTTCAAACTTTGCTGAGACTGCATTGGTCAAGGCTTACTACGGTATCGAGGAAGTACCTGTTAGCTTCAAGGCTTTTCAGGCTTCCATAGGCGTGAACCTGCAACAAGATTTTGACAACCGCGATAGCGATCTTGTGGTTTTCGGGATGAACGAATCGGTGATTGCGGCAAACCGTCAATATAGGTTGATCGTAAGAGCTAAGGGAACCTTCGGCGCTCTCTGGTGTACGCAGGATACAAACGATGTGGCTCAAGCTCCGGTGAATATCGAAGGGCAACTTGTAAACTTGAAGAACGTGCTGGAAGCTCCGTTTCCTCTCGAAGCGCGATCGAAGAAAACCGCCGTTTCAGATGCCGGAGAGTGTATCTATGTCAAGAAAAATGGAATGCTGGGCTTCGCATTGTTCAATGCAGCCGGGATCAGACAAGACTTTGCTCCAACGAATATCGTGCAAGATACTGCATCTGCTTCACGAGGCTTATCAAGTACTATTACTAATGCTAGAGCTTGTTATCGGTGCCATGCAACCGGATTCATCCCTCTAAAGGATAGCATTGGACCTCATATTGCTGCGAATACCGGGTTCAATGCGATTGATAAGCAGCTTGGCAGACTCTTCTTCAAGCCTGCTGCGGTCGGCGCTGCTTTTTTCAAAAAGGATAATGCCGACTATGCGAAAGCCCAAGCCGATATTCAGGTTGACAATCCAACCGAGGATTCGGTTAACGCCCTGACTGACAAGCTGCGCTTGGAGCAGGACATAAATCAAGTTGCTGGCATGCTCGGCATAACCGCCGAAGAGCTTCGAGTCGGATTGCAGTCGAGCACCGATGCCTCAGGAGTGATCGGCACTCTCTTGCAGCCATCCGGAAAAGTCAACCTTCAGGCCCTAATTGACGGTTTACCCATATTGATTAAGGATATGAATTTATTTAAGGATGACCAATAACATGTGGAAAATTATCATGCTCTTGATGTTAGTCTCATGCGGTTCATCCAGCTATCCACCGGAGCAACCGGCAAATCCTCCAGCACCTCCAAGCCCTGGACCTGGAGGCGGAGAGTTGACTTTCGCTTCGGATATAAAACCTTTATTGAATACTTATTGTGCTGAGTGCCACAGCGATGCTACTTTTATCGCCTCAGAAGCTGGGTTCCTTTCGTCGAAGGCACCGACTCGAATTGCAAATAAGTCGATGCCTCAACGTCAGGGGAAAAATGCAGCTAAGTTTGGGGATGCCCAGCGAGCTATTTTTTCTGAGTTTGTTGCTGATAAGAAATGATTTTTGTTGAGCCGTCGAGATAGAAACCGCCGCACCGTATGCGGCGGTCGTCTAGCACAAAGACCTCAAATATTCTCGCTCTCAGATAGTCCGCCTGCTCGAAATTCACCAAGCTCGCCGAATGCCACAACTCCAATTCCTGCCTCAACAACTTGTTTCTGACAAGTTTCCAATCTCTCTCCACCAATGCAGGCGGTATATCGTTCTGAACACAATTCCAGAAATCGAGAGCCTTGAGAAAATAAGCCTGGAACCAGTCTGGGTCGAAAGGCACTTCAATGCAGACACCCTTTGAACCGTCGAAACTGTAGTAATCGGCTCGCTTTGCGCTTGCCACAAAGATCTGGTGTTGAAGCTGGGGATAATATTTCTCTGGGACTTTTCCGCTCACAGCTAGCTCGTGGTCAACTTTTCCTGGACATTTTATTTCGAGTATGATCCGCTCTTTCGCATTCCATCCGTCGAGGCTTGACCTCATCCATGGAAACTGCGGGTGCTGAACCAGGGTTGCTGGCATCTCACGCTCGAAAATAAACTCATAGTCAGCCCGTGCTTGCGGTTCAACCGCATGACCTCTGCGTGTCGCCCAATTTCCATCCCAAGCCTTTCGACGGTTCGTCTTATATTCCCAGATCATATGCGGCGTCGAGTATGGGGAGACACCTGCGACGACCGGAGCATCGCTAGATCCTATTCCATTTTGGCGCCATTCCAGCCAATTATCGTTTTCCATTCCTACCCTCTGCAAAGCCCTTTTTATAGGCCAGCTCAACCGCTAGAGCTGCGGTATCGAAGTTTAAAGTCTGGCTGCACATGGCATCCAGGATTTGCTTGATCCACAATTTTTCTGGTTCTGGAATTTGAACCGACCAGTGATCGACATTTTTATCCATTGCGCTTTGGTCCTTCCACAGCATTGAATTTCTCAAGCAAGAGCTCAGCGATTATTCGCGTACCATCTACAGCCATATTCGTCTCGGTTTCCAATAGCTTTAACATGGTATAGATGGTGCACGCAATATCCCCTGGCTCTGCAATAGGAAGCTGCTGTGGAGTGCCCGCTTCCTTAAAGGTCATTTCTCTTGAAGCCGCCATGATCAGGTAACAAATCTGAATCAGCATATCCCGATCATATTTGATGAACCTATAAGTCATTGCGTCTCTCTAATACCGTCGTCTCCCTACGGATTGAACCGTCACCATATTGTGCCGTTACCTGTTCCAGCCATTGCTTGAAGACTCTAACCGTTTCTTTATCATTCGTGCAGAGCTTGGCTTTGACGAAAATATCGCCGTTGCTGCAAAGCCGAAGCATCTCGAAACCACCAGCATTGAAGGTCAAAGAAGTATTCAGCGATTCGGTTAATTTATATTCAGTCATTTTTTTCTTCCTTTAGTGCATCTATAGTCATTTGGTGAAGAACCCTAAAAATCCTTGCCATATATTCCGCATCATGACTTGTAAATAAATAGCTATTCATAAGGTTTATAATTGGATCAATTACCTCTGTGATTTGTTCTGTCGTAGCGGTACTTTTTTCAGCTTCCATGAAATTCCTCATCGACTGGTGGTAGTTCACTTCTTAGGAAAATAATCTTTGACTCTAGTTCTTCGATCAAATACGCGCAGCCGTTGGCCAGAGCATCCTTGGCCTCTCGCTCTGAGAGCCCACAAGACATGAGCTTAACCGTTCCAATGCAGCCATCTTCGAGCGATCCAACGGTTGCTTCAAGTTTTTGGTGGAAGGATTCATTCATCATAAAGAATCATAGCAGTGAACAGAATATCATTATCTAGTGTTCCAATTGAATAGTGGATTTTAACCGTTTTTGCATAAGAAATTTCCCTTAAAAAACCATTAATTTTGTCTTGAAAATCCAGAGAATTCCCATCAAAAAACATCTTTACTTTTATCATATAGCATCCTTATCCATGATTAAACTCCGCTCTATTTAGAGAATATTTTCTCAGCCCATCGACACTCTCTGCTCTGATTAACCGTTCGTCGGTCATCTTTCGCAAATTTTTAAGCAGGGTGCGCCTCTCTGCGTTTTCTTTGGAGATCCTATCGAGGATTTTTTCCGAAGAAATCGGACTAGTCGCGAGGTTCAATATGTCGTAAATCTCTTGGCGCAAAGCACCTCTGTTTTTATAGATACGTTTGGGTTTCTCTGCTGTGATCGTATAGGCATCATACTCAACTAAAACATAAGATTCTTGTTCTAATATATAGCCTTTTGGTTTTAGCTCTATTCCATATTTCATAGCGCACCCTTCCTTTATTTTTTCCAACCAATACAAGTTTCCTCAAGCTCCTCATCAACCGTAACAAGAAACCCATCATTCCTAAGTCTATCAGCCACTGGTTCGTCAATTTCACAGTCTATAAACAGTTTCCAGTTTCCTGATAGAGCCTCATTTTTAATTTGTTTCAATGTATAAATATAGGCTTCGTCTAATCTCTTTTTGTTCGCATCTAAATTAACTTCGATTGCCTTCTTCGTTATTTCTGCCATCTCATAAGATATGCTCATAGATATTTTTCCATTTATTTGATGTGGTCCTGATTGTAAGTATCTAGCCTTCAATGACAGCCT